CCATTGCAACCGGACAAAAGATTGAAGCGATGTATCGTATGCCCTACAATGCAAAACTGCTTCGTCTAGATGCTAAACTTTCATCGGCTGGTAACTTTAGAGGCACTATCGACATTGCTGGATCTGACTTCGGTAATCCAACATCAAGTCATACAGAGGCATTGACTTTCAATCACACAGCCGGTGGTATTTCTTTTGATGTGACATCAATGACAACGGCATCAGTCACGGCAGGAAACTTTTTGTATGTTGATCTTTCAGTGAACGGTGCGGGTGCGACCGGCGCACAACTTTTCTTGACTTACGAAACGAGGTAATGAATGGCACTCACTAACGTTTACTATTCACCATCGGGAGCAGGTTCAGAGGACGGGTCATCTGCTGCAAACGCAAAGGCAGCAATCACGGGAACTTCGTGGACAACTGACATCGAAGGGGAAACACGACAAAACACTCGTTGGATTTTTCTTGCTGGAACCTACACTGTGACCGAGGAGTTAGCCCCGACATCCACCGACCCGAACGCAGACAATCCACACTTCTGGGTTGGTGCAGATGCAAGTGGTAATCTTCTTGAACCAAAGTGGTCTGACGATTCGCAAGCACATCTTGACACCACCGACTATCCAAAGATTATCCGAACGAACAACGGTGGAATTTTTGATGCTGCTGGTTCGTCAACGATTTACAAATGTTTGTATTTAGAAAACACAAGCACATCATACAATCAGGGTGGTGTTCTCAACTCTACTTTTGCAGAATCTCTTCGTAATACTCATTTCGGCTTGTTTATGAAGTTTGGTGCAAACGCAAGTGCGAGCAATAACAACGCAAGAGTTCACTCCAACTTTAGTGCTAAAAGCATAATGTGTGAGTTTGTTGCGGGTGGAACAAAGTTGGATTCTATTGTTCAGAACGGTGGTTCACACTATAGCACTCTTGTCAACTGCCGACTCTATGGAGCAGGGACATCAGGAAGTGGAAACGGAAACGGTGTCAAGTGCGATACTATTTCTCCAATCATTATAAACTGCGTGATTGACAATCTACACGGAAATGGTATTTCTGACCAATCAACATCAGAAAATAGAAACGGAACATTCTTTAGTAATACAATCACTCGCATGGGTGGAAATGGTGTTGACTCTGATGCCGCTGCTCAAACACAAGGTGGTGTATTGGTGGAAAACAATGTCATTTACGATGTTGGTGGCTTTGCCGTCACTGCAAATGCAAACGATGACGATAGAGTTCTCGGTTCACAGATTGGTATTGGCGATGCAACATCTGGAAACTTTCAGAACCTTGATGAATATGAAAATGCCTTTACAGTCACCGCAGTGGCAACGACAGATTTTGTGGATTATGCAAATCAAGACTATCGGATTCGCAGAGACTCTGCACTTTACAAGAAGACCGAAGCAGGTAACTTGAATCTTGGTGCGATTCAAAACGAAGACTTTGAGTTTGTTTCAGTTTCCTAAATAGGATAGGAGAATCACATGGCTGCCGAATACAACATCACACACGACAAGGGAACCACTTTCAAGTTTTATGCCCTTTATAAAGATTCGTCAGGAAATGCAGTGGATCTTGCTGGACAAACAGCAAGTATGCAAATTCGTCGAAGTCCAGACGATACAGAACTAACCTTGTTTATCACAAACACTGGGGTAACCAGTGGTGGAACTACTGGAGAGTTTAGCATTGGCGGCGGAACATCCGGAACCGGCGGGATCACACTCAATGGATCTTCAGCAGGTGCAGCAGGAACGACTGGGGGAGTCTATGTTGAATTTGACGCAGCAACCTCAACTTCTCTACCGACTGGAAGAATGTTCTATGATTTTGAACTTTTGAAAGGCGAAGAAGTTACTCGTCTTGTTCAAGGTAGATTTGAAACTATTTCTAATATTACGCGATGAGTAAAATAGAAATTGAAACTGAAAGAAATCCTACAATTTCAGGTCTTGATGCAAAGAATAGACTTGAGATCGAAGATCCTCGTATCCCCACGGTGTCTGGTGAGCAGACAAATGTTGCAATAAAAAAACGAACAGATTCTAAGATTACCCTTTACTTGACCGAACCTCAGAGTATAATCATTCAACAGAGGTCGGATGTCACTGAGACATTCCAAGTATAAGGAGTAATCATGAGTAATAATTTGTACGAAGCAAACCTTGGTTGTTACAAACTAAAAGAAAACGCCAAACTTCCAACCAAAGGTTCACACCACGCTGCGTGCTATGATCTGTATTCTTGCAGTGAAGCACCAATTGTAATTGATCCAAAAGAGCGAATGCTAATTCCAATTGGATTAGTTCTTGATATTCCCCGTGGATTCTCTGCACGAATCCATACTCGATCTGGAATGGCAGCAAAGAAAGGCATTGGTCTTTCTGTATCACAGGGAATCATTGATTCAGATTATGTTGAAGAAGTTTTTGTTCCGATGGTGAACAATACAAATAAATCTTTTTACATTCACCCCGGTGATCGTATCGCACAACTTGAACTTGTTCGTGAAATTGTTACTGATGTTTATGAAACCGAAGAAAGACCTTCACAGAAGACCAACCGTGAGGGCGGTTTTGGAAGCACAGGCAAATGAAACTAAATGACTACTACATTTGTGATGCTAACGGCTATGTGAAACAAAAAATCAAAGCACGCACACTTGTAAACGAAGTACAATCAAACGGAAACCATAACTGGATTTTGAAAAATCTTTATGGTCAACCAGAAAGTCTTGAACAAGCAGAGAATGAAATGTTTTGTCACCATTCGTGTTGGGTTGATCCTGACGCAGAGTTTGAAGACAAAATAAAAGAAGGCTGTGAAGTAGAGTTTGAATTTTTTATGAAACACGGATACCACATGAAAGGAAGTGACAAATGACCCGAGATGAACTTTTGAAAAATCACGAAATAATTTGCAAAGAAGCCAGAGATCTGATGGAATTGAAAAATAAAGATTACGCAGGCAACGGCGGTCTTGAACCATTTGCAAACTTTACTCGATGCGAGGCGATGGGTGTCTGCACCACGGAGCAAGGATTCCTTGTTCGAATTGTTGATAAACTTTCTCGAATGAGTTCTTTTATCGAATCTGGAACCATGCACGTTGAAAACGAATCTTTTCACGACTCCTGTATTGATATCGTAAATTATATGGTTCTGCTCTCCTCTTACATCGGTGAAAAAGAATCTGCTTGACACAGAGCAGGCTGGCGGTACAATCTATACATGAGTCGGTTTTATACTAATGTTAGTATTCGTGGAGACAACATCCTCTACAGGGGATATGAGGATGGTAAAAGGGTCGAGGGCAGGATTGATTACCGCCCCACCCTTTTTGTCTCCACAAACAAGTCATCAAAATTTCATACGATGACCGGGAAGTCAGCCGAGCCGATTCAACCGGGAGCCATGTCTGATTGTCGAAACTTTATTCAAAGTCATGAAAGTGTGACAGGCTTTGAAATCTATGGTAATACAGATTACATCTATCAGTTCATCGGAGATAAGTTTCCAGATGAAGTCGCATATGATAAAAGCACAGTAAAAGTCGCATACATTGATATCGAGACTACAGCGGAGAATGGCTTCCCGCAAGTTACAAATCCAAACGAAAGTGTTATTGCTATCACCCTTATTGTGGAGGAGCGTGAGTATGTGTTTGCACTTGGTGATTGTAAACTAAAAGAAGGAATTGATCTCTATACTTTCACGAACGAAGAAGACTTGCTCTTGAAGTTCTTGGAGATTTGGGAGGGCGAAGATCCTGACATCGTGACTGGTTGGAATGTCAAGTTCTTCGACATGCCATATCTTTTTGCTCGTATGGAACGAGTGATCGATAAGCGTTCAAAGAAACTTTCACCATGGGAGATTGTCAAGCAACGCAATGTCCAAACACAAAGTGGGGATCGGATTGCATTTGATTTTGTGGGAGTCACGATTCTTGACTACTTCGATCTGTACCAAAAGTTTACTTATGTAAACCAAGAGTCATACAAGTTGGATCATATCGCCTTCGTCGAACTCGGTGAAAAGAAAGTCGAGTATGAGTATGATCACTTCAAGGATTTCTATACAAAAGATTTTCAGAAGTTTGTAGAATACAACCATCAAGATGTCAAACTTGTACAAAAGATGGAACAGAAACTTGGGCTGATGGAACTTGCTCTTGCACTCGCATATACAGCGAAGGTAAATCTTGGCGATGTCTTCTCTCAGGTTCGGACTTGGGATCAGATTATTTACCACCACCTGCGTGCGAAGAACATCGTGATTCCGCGTAAGAAGAATGGTGGTAAGAAAGACGGGCAGATCATCGGTGCGTATGTAAAGGAGCCGATCACTGGTCGGCACGACTGGGTTGTGTCCTTCGACCTCAACAGTCTGTATCCGCACCTCATCATGCAATACAATATCTCACCAGATACACGGATGAATCCGGGGGGCTTCCTAAAGAATCCTAACATTACTGCGGACGGGGTTCTTGAGGGTTCTGATCTGTGTGAAAAAAATCTCACTCATCTGAGGAAACAAGACTTTTCTATCGCAGCCAACGGAGTGTGCTTCCGCAAGAATCAACTTGGCTTCATGCCGGAACTGATGGAAAAGTTTTACAAAGAACGTAAGCACTACAAGAAGTTGATGATTGCAGCAGAAAAAGAAAAACAAACCTTGATGAAGTCTGGTGCATTGGGTGCAGACACTCGCAAACTCATCGAGGAAAAAGAGTACGAGATTGCCAAGTATCACAACTTCCAACTGGTGCGAAAGATTCAACTGAACTCTGCCTACGGTGCGATGGGCAACCAATACTTTCGATACTTCAATACTGATATTGCTGAAGCGATTACGACTTCGGGTCAGTTGTCGATTCAATATATTGCAAACGAATTGAATCGTTTTCTAAACAAAACACTAAACACTGGAGACTATGATTATGTTATTGCTTCTGACACTGACTCTGTTTATCTTCGCCTTGGGAACCTTGTTCGGGCATTGGCTGGCGAGAAGACCAAAGATGAGATCGTACGATTTCTTGACAAGTCCTGCAAAGAAGTCATCGAGCCGTTCATCAACAAGTGCTACGAAACGCTTGCAAACAAAATGAACGCATACTCCAACAAGATGGTGATGGAACGAGAAGTCATTGCCGATGTTGGAGTATGGACTGCCAAGAAGCGATACATGCTCAACGTGCATAATTCCGAGGGCGTGCAATACGATGAACCCAAGATGAAGATTATGGGCATCGAAACCACCCGCTCATCGACTCCGATGGTTGTGCGACAAAAGTTGAAGGATGCAATCAAGTTGGTGCTGACGGGAACTGAGGATCAAGTCATCAACTTTGTGTCGGACTTCAAGAGTGAATTCAAGAATTATCCTGCGGATGAAATTGCGTTCCCTCGGGGCTGTAATAATATCAATAACTATATTGATGAGACACTCATATATCGCAAGTCTACACCGATTGCCGTGAAGGGTGCGTTGATCTACAACCACTATCTGAAAAAGATGAAACTTTCTAACAAGTATCATAAGATCAATGAAGGTGACAAAGTAAGATTTCTATATCTGTCTGTGCCAAATCCATACAAAGATTCTGTGATTTCTTTTCCCGGTTCATCACCAAAGGAGTTTGAACTGGATGAGTTTGCCGACTACGATAAACAGTTTTCGGTTGCTTTCCTTGAACCGCTAAAAAACATTCTTGAAAAGGTTGGGTGGGATTACGAATATAGGGCGACGTTGTTTTGAGAAAGGAGTCCTGAAGTTGAACGAAAAAGAAAAAGATATTGTTCTTGAAGCATTGAAGTGTCTTCGTTATGATACAGAACGTGTAGAAAAACTGATTCTGAAAACAAAGTCTGCCTCAACAGATGACCATACTGACGTATTGAATAAATTGGAGGCGATTGATGTTCTCATTAGAAAATGGCGAGAATAAAAATGCAATGGCATATTTGAAAGGCAAAAACAAAGGAAAAAACAATGAACAACTTTTTGAATAATTTGGTTGAGGTATCTGGAAATGAACATGCTACCTCTGTTGACGGTGGTTTGGTTTCTGACATCAAGGGATTTATTAGTACGGGTTCGTATACTCTGAATGCTTTGCTGTCTGGGTCTTTGTATGGGGGCATTCCGAACAATAAGATTACGGCACTTGCCGGTGAACAGGCGACTGGTAAAACTTTCTTCTGTTTCAACATCTTGAAAACTTTTCTTGATGATAATCCAGATGGCGTTGTTCTTTACTTTGATTCAGAGCAAGCGATCACTTCACAGATGTTTGAAGAACGTGGCATTGATTCCACTCGTGTTGCAGTGTTCCCTGTTTCAACCATCGAAGAGTTTCGTCATCAGATGATTCAAGTTGCCGATACTTATCGTGCAGAAAAAAACAAGAAGCCTATTCTTGTGATTCTTGATTCACTTGGCAACTTGTCTACGCTGAAAGAAATGGAAGACACTGCGAGCGGCAAGAACGTGCGGGATATGACAAAAGCCCAAGCGTTGAAGGCAACTTTCCGAACGCTCACCGTCAAGTGTGGTTCGGCTGGCATTCCGCTGCTGATTACAAACCACACCTATGATGTCGTTGGGTCTTACGTTCCGATGAAAGAGATGTCCGGTGGCTCTGGTCTGAAATACAATGCAGGTACAATCGTGTTCTTGTCCAAGAAGAAGGTCAAGGATGGCACGGATGTGGTCGGCAATATCATCAAGTGCAAACTGCACAAGTCTCGTGTCACCAAAGAAAACTCTCTAGCAGAAACTTTGTTGAACTATGAGTCTGGTCTTTCACCTTATTACGGGTTGACAGAAATCGCAGTGAAGTACGGGGTCTTCAAGAAAGTCTCGACTCGCATCGAACTTCCTGATGGTCGTAAAGTGTTTGAAAAGAATATCAACGACAAGCCCGAAGATTTCTATACTGATGAAATCATGGAACAACTTGAAGTGGCTGTTGGTAAGGAATTCAAGTATGGTTCAGCAGTCGTAGATGAGGAAACCGTAATTGAAATCGAATCAACCGATTGATATTGTTGAGCGAACAAAGTCATACAATGAAAATCATTGTTGGCAGTATGATATTCGTGTAAACAATCTCGAACGAGATCTGACAGAAGCAGGTATCTCCCCTGAAAAGATGGGGAGTATATCTGTTTCAGATTTTACTTTCAAGCCACTTATAACAAAAGAAGAAAGAAATCAGGCAAAGGATTTTATTCTTCGTCACGAGTGGCTTGGTAATCTATCACAGTACACAACTCATTGGTTCGGAGCATTCTACAACAATCCAGACGCAGGGCTGTTTGGAAAGGATGTGATGGCAGGTGTAATTCTTATGAATATGCCAAACGCATTTAGCAAGATGCTGGGTGAGGAAACAAAAGAATTAGAAAGATTGATAAGTCGGGGTGCGTGTATTTCATGGAGTCCTAAAAATCTTGCATCAAAATTTATGATGTGGACAATCCAGTGGATGGTAAAAAATACTCAGTATCGATTGTTCACTGCATACTCAGATCCCACAGCAAAAGAGTTAGGAACAATTTATCAATCATGTAATTTTTATTATATTGGTCAAAATTCAGGAACCACTACAAGATACGTAAACCCATATACAGGCAAAGTTGTTTCGGACAGATTTTTTCGTCAAAGAAGTGCATATAAAAAGTATGCTAAAGAATTGAATATAGAATGGCAAAAAAGTTGGTGTTCAAACACGGGTATGTTGTGGGATAATATTCCAAACGAAATCGAAACAAAACTTAGATCCCACAGTAAGTCGAAACAAAGTGGATCGAAAAGGATTGACTTTCCCTCCAAGCACAAGTATGCTTATGTTCAAGGAAAAACGAAAGCGGAGACGAAGAAATTGAGAAAGCAGTTTGAAGAAAAAAATAAAACTTGTCCATATCCGAAGGAGCGAGGCAAATGATGAAGTACAAATTTGTTGAGGGCAAGAACACTGGTGAGCATGCGATCCAGATCGACGAAGGCAAGTATGCCGATGTCGTTTATGTTTATGGCAAAGTCGGTATTGATGAAAGAACAAATGATTGTCGGCTATACTTTGATTACAATATCCTTGACAACAGCGAAGTTGTAGAAGATGATGACGATTTCAAGGAAGTCATTGGCGACATTCTTGTTGATCTTTTAGAAAACCATTTAGAGGAAGGTGATATCGATGGAGACAGTCGAAACGATCATTCTGAGAAATCTGATTCACAATGAGGGTTACACCCGTCGTGTGCTTCCATTTCTAAGTGAAGAATATTTCAAGGACAGGAACGAGCGAGCAATCTATGGATTGATTCGTGACCATGTTCACCGATACAATAAGGCTCCGAACAAGGATGCACTTGGTGTAGCGTTAGATAACCGTGGTGGTCTGTCGGAGCAAGCGTACAAAGAATGTAAGTCGATTGCTTCAAGCATCGCTGATTCGTCCTCCTCCGATGACACAGACTGGTTACTACACGAAACAGAAAAGTTTTGTAAAGACAAAGCAGTTTACAATGCCATCATTCGGTCGATTGAAATTATCGATGGGAAATCAAAAAACGAAACGAAGAATGCAATACCAAATATTTTGTCTGACGCACTTTCGGTATCTTTTGATCAACAGATTGGTCACGACTACATCACAGATGCCGATGACCGCTTTGACTTTTACCATCGCGTAGAACACAAGATTCCGTTTGATCTTGACATGTTCAATAAGATCACCAACGGTGGTGTGCCGAAGAAAACCTTGAATGTGATTCTTGCAGGTACAGGTGTTGGTAAGTCCTTGTTCATGTGTCACCATGCTGCAAACTGCTACGCTGCAAATCTAAATGTGTTGTATATCACATGTGAAATGGCAGAAGAACGAATCGCGGAACGCATCGATGCAAACCTGATGGATGTAACGATGGACGAACTTCGGCACTTGTCAAAAGTTGCCTACGATAAAAAGTTGTCAAAGGCAACCGGAAGCGTAAAGTCTCGTCTGATTGTAAAGGAATATCCTACGGCTACAGCAAATGTAAATCACTTCCGTCACTTGTTGGAGGAGTTGAAACTAAAGAAAAACTTCACTCCCGATATAGTCTTTATTGATTATTTGAATATTTGCTCTTCGGCAAGATTCAAGATTGGTGGGAACACAAACTCGTACATGTATATCAAGTCCATTGCGGAAGAACTTCGTGGCTTGGCAGTGGAGTGGGATGTTCCGATCTTTACGGCAACACAAACGAACAGAACAGGTTTTGCGTCCAATGATTTTGGGCTTGAAGATACTTCTGAATCTTTTGGTTTGCCCGCGACAGCAGATCTCATGTTTGGTTTGATTGCAACAGAAGAACTTGACGAACAAAGTCAAATCATGGTAAAGCAGTTGAAGAATCGCTACAATGATGTGGCAACAAATAAGAAATTTGTGATCGGAATAAATAGAGGTAAGATGATGCTCTATGATGTGAGCAATGCAGATAAAACGTTTGTAGGGTCTGGACAGAATGCTGATGATATGGTAGACTCTGCGGGTGTTGGTTTCAATGGGGAAAACTTCGACGAGAAGTTCCATTCTAATAAAAATAAATTCAATTCATTGAGGTTTGAAGATGTCTGAAAAAAATTACAAGCGTACATATAATCCTTTCAAGGATCCTCGTAACCATCTTTATGGTATGGACCGTGAAGAGTTGGAAGAGTGGCGACAATGGGCAGATGAGTGGAAGCGTTCGGGAAGCCGAAAGCAACTTCGTGAATCCGTAAACAAGTCTCGCCGCAATGACCGCATTTCTTGATAAAAAGTTTATCAACCTAGTTTCATCTCAGTTAGAAAAATTCAAGTGGCAAAGAGCCACATTGGCTAACTGTAGGTGTCCTTTGTGTGGTGACTCGCAAAAGAACAAGAACAAGTGTCGTGGCTACTTCTACGAACGTGATGCTCGCTACTATTACAAGTGTCACAACTGTAGTGCGGCGACAACAGTTTCAGGATTTCTTGAAAAGGTCAATCCATCTTTGTACTCTGAGTTTCGACTAGAGTGGCTCAAAGAAAAAAGTGGTGAGACGCGAGATGTTCGTGGAATCACAAATACAAATACGGCACAGAAACTTGCTTCAAAAGTAAATGTGCATCGTGGTAAGTTGAAGCATGTTCTTAGGATCAGTGAACTTGAACGCAATCATGCCGCTCGGATTTATCTGGAAAACAGATTGATCCCCGAGAGTAAGTTTGATGATTTGTTTTACACTGATGACTTTGCCAAAGTGGCAGAACAAGTGAATCCACAAACAGTTTTGAAACAAGAGGCAAGAATCATCATTCCTTTTTATAGCGATGATGGAAACATTGTCGGTGTTCAAGGTCGTGCATTAGATCCAAATGCTTTACGGTATATTACTATCAAGGCATCGGGTCAGGAAAGATTATTTTATAATCTTGACAAGATTGACACAAACAAAAGAATCTATGTGACCGAAGGTCCGTTTGATTCAATGTTCTTACCAAACGCAGTTGCTATGGTGGGTGCGTCCAAGTCAGTCAATCTTCCCGACAAGTTGCGTATGGGTGATGTGGTATTTTGTTTGGACAATGAACCACGTAGCATTGAAATTGTCAACATGATGAGAAACTTGATTGCAAAAGAACACAAAGTTTTTATTGCAGATCACAGACTCGGCGAAAAGGATATCAACGAAATGATTCTATCTGGAAAAACAATAGAAAATGTCGTTGAATACATTGACGAGAATACTTACGGTGGTATACTTGCCCAAGCGGCACTGAGCCAGTGGGAGAGGACTACAGAAAGATGGAAAATTTGAAAACAAATATTATGCACGGTCTGTATTCTATTGACCACAACATTGAGTATCGTCAAATTGTTGATGTTGCATCTGATTGGTTCTTGGACAAATACAATATGCAAGATCCAGACATGACTATCAAAATGAATCTTACAAATTCTACAAACCTAAAGTGTTGGGGTGAGTCATTTCAAGTTGACTATAGTTTGAAAATTTATAGCGTTAGCATCGCCACCGATCAGTACCTTCGTGACTTCCTTGCAACACTAATGCACGAACTCGTTCATGTTTATCAATGGGTGCGTGGTGAGTGGGAGGATGATGGTGAGAAAGAAGCCGAGGACAAACAGTATGAACTCGCGGATGAGTTTTGGAAGGAAGGATTGATCCGATGATTGGTAAAATTTTATGGTGGTTTTTGTGTTTAGGAAAATGTGGAGTAAGAACTAAATGAATGTATTGGGCGAAGGAAAAGTTGATCTGATTGATTACATGGGTTCGGACTTGATGGTTGCGAATGCAGCAAGAGTCTCATTCAACAAAGAGTCGCAGTGGACCATTGATCTCGAAGCCGAGAAACGGCTGAAAGAATCTGAGTGTCACTTCACTCCAGACATGATCGAAAAACTTGATGAAAAAGATGAAAAGTTGATTCGGTATCTTGCCAAACACAAGCACTGGACTCCATTCTCACATCCGCAGATCACTCTTCGCGTCAAGGCTCCTGTGTCAATTCGCACACAGTTGTTCAAGCACAAAGTGGGACTCACTGAAAATGAGGTATCCCGTCGTTACGTAAAAGATGATCCTACCTTTTATATTCCGCACTGGCGGACACAACCAATCGGTGGTGCAAAACAAGGTAGTGAGGATTTTATGGAAGACAAAAACAAAATCAAATTCTATGATGAACAAATGAACAATCTTTGCAGATATTCTTTTGACCTTTATAGAGAACTTATAGATAAAGGCATCGCACCAGAACAAGCAAGGTTCTGTTTGCCACAAGCAATGTTTACTGAATGGTACTGGACGGGTAGCCTTGCGGCGTTCGCAAGGGTTTGTAGTCTTCGGCTTGACGAACACGCTCAATGGGAGGTTCGTCAATATGCCAAGGCAATTGGCTCTCTCGTCGGACCATTGTTTCCGGTTTCTTGGAAGTATTTGTGCGACGGAAAGGAAAATGAATGAGTCTACCAACGCTTTACCAATCTTTTATTCATACTTCAAGGTATGCAAGATGGCTTCCAGAGGAGAGTCGCCGAGAAACTTGGGACGAAACGGTTTCAAGATATTTTGATTTCTTTGTGACGAATCTTCAAGAAAAACATGGATACCGTGTGTCTCCCGAAGAGCGAAAAGAACTTGAAGACGCGGTTATCAACCTTGAAGTGATGCCGTCAATGCGAGCGTTGATGACGGCGGGTGAAGCATTGAAGCGTGATAACGTCGCAGGATACAATTGCTCATACGTCGCTGTGAATCGCCTCAGAGCCTTTGACGAAATTCTGTATGTTCTTATGTGCGGAACTGGCGTGGGCTTCTCAGTGGAACGTAGGGAGGTAGACAACCTTCCTGTGATTGCCGAGGATTTCCATCCGACAGAAACGACGATTGTGGTAGCCGACTCAAAGATTGGTTGGGCAAAAGCCTACAAAGAACTTGTTTCACTTTTGTCAAATGGTCAGGTTCCAAAGTGGGATGTGAGTAAAGTACGTCCAGCAGGCGACCGATTGAAAACTTTTGGTGGTCGCTCGTCCGGTCCTGCTCCGTTGGTAGATTTGTTTGAATTTACAGTAGCCACCTTCCAAAAATCGGCTGGTCGCAGACTCACTTCTATTGAGTGTCACGACATCGTTTGCAAGATCGCAGAGATTGTCGTGGTCGGCGGTGTTCGTCGCTCGGCTTTGATTTCTCTTTCTTCTTTGCAAGATGATAGAATGCGTGATGCCAAGTCCGGTCAATGGTGGGTCACTGATGGACAGCGTGCATTGGCGAACAACTCAGCCGTTTACGATGGTCCTGTTGAAGTCGGTCAGTTTATGGAAGAATGGCTTTCGCTCTACAAGTCAAAAAGTGGTGAGCGTGGTATCTTCAATCGGGAAGCAACAAGAGAGGGTATCAATCGAAACAAAGATAATCGAGGCAAGGAAGACCGACAAAGAGAAACCGAACATAACTTCGGAACGAATCCATGCTCTGAAATTGTTTTGCGTGATTGTGAATTCTGCAATCTCACCGAAATGGTCGTGAGAGCCGATGACACTCGTGAGTCACTTATGCGAAAAGCAAGACTCGCCACGATCCTCGGAACTTGGCAATCCACCCTGACAGATTTTAGATATTTGTCATCTTCGTGGAAGAAAAATTGTGAAGATGAAAGATTGCTCGGCGTTTCGATGACTGGCATCATGGACTGCGAACGCACCAACGGTAAAGATGCAGGACTTGAAAAATTACTTTGTGAATTGCGTCAAGAGGTGGTCGATGTGAATCGTGAATATTCAAAAAATATTGGAATCGAACAATCCGTGGCAACCACTTGCGTGAAGCCCTCTGGAACTGTCTCACAACTCGTTGACGCGGCTTCTGGCATTCATGCGAGACACAATCCACATTACATTAGAACCGTTCGTGCGGACAATAAAGACCCTCTCTGTCAATTCATGAAAGACCAAGGTTTCCCACATGAAGCCTGTGTCATGAAGCCAGAAAATGTCACCGTCTTCTCCTTCCCAGTGAAGGCTCCCGAAAATTCTGTTTTCAGAACCGATATGACGGCAATCGAACAATTAGAACTTTGGTTGAGTTATCAACTATTTTGGACAGAACACAAGCCATCAGTGACAATCACAGTCAAGGAAAATGAATGGTTTGAAGTTGGTGCATGGGTTTGGAAAAATTTAGATAATATTTCAGGAATTTCATTCCTTCCACATTCGGATCACACCTATAAGCAGGCTCCATATCAGGACTGCACGGAGGAAGAATATGAAGAATTATTAGAAAAATTACCAAAAAGTACAAATTGGTCTTTATTGAAAAATTATGAACAGGAAGATAACACGGCAGGATCCCAAACAATGGCATGTTCTGGAGATTCCTGCGAAGTCGTAGATTTGTCTTGACAGACGGTATACATACGACTACAATTTTGATGTCAAACCATCTGACTTTTAGATGGAGCCTAACATAAGGAGAATTATATGGCTACTAAGACACCTAACGAATGCCCTACATCGTGTAGTGGCGGTTGCATTTGCAGGTTCCTCTCGCGGATTGGGCTTTGTCGCTCAACCCTCGTGACCCTTGCCCTCGTCCCTTTCGCATGGGATGGCGTTGAATGGTTCGTCAATTCGATCCGTTCACTCTTCGATCTCGTTTCTGGAGTCGGAGGCTAATATGGCTTTTGCAAGTGTACTGTGTCTTTCTGCTATTGCCGCAGCAGGAGATATTGAGTTTAGCGGCGTTGGACAAACTGTTGTGACATCTATTGATGGTGTCGAGACTTTGGATACTCGGTTGTTGCTTGGTGCATACGGCGAATCCAAGGGTGCTGTTTATGGTTTCGCTTTTGAAACCAATGCCGATCTCGACGATGCAACACTTTGGGAAGCCTATGTTGGTGCTGATCTCGGTGGTCTTGATGTCACCGTTGGTCGTTTCCAGCGTAACTTTAGTGCTGAACTCGCAATGTCCGATTACACCTACGGTCTTGGTCTTACCAACTCCAGTGTTTTCGGGCGGAACGGCGTTGTCGTTGACGGCGTGTCGTTCGGAGGAAACGTCGGTGACGCTTCCTTCTCTTTGGACATCATTGGAGATGATGTCTTTGATGGAGACTCCGTGACTTACGGTGGTCGTGTTGAACTTGGAGCATTGGGCTTCGGTTTCGTCGGTGAAGATGCGGAAATTTGGACTGTTGACATCTCTGGTGATGACGGTTTCATTTCCTATACCGATGACAATGGCGAATGGGTCGCCGTTGCACAAGGAGTTTTGTTTACCATTGAAGATACCTTCTCTGGTTATGGTCGTGTCGAATACGATCATCTTGACGAAACCACATTCGCCGTTGGCGGCGTGTGTGAATTCCAAGAGGGCGTTGCTGCTCTCGTTGAATATGATGATCGGGACGAAGGAATTCGTGCCGGTTTGAGATTCACCTTCTAAAAAAGGTTTGCTTATGTAGAGAACAGCCCATCGAAAGGTGGGCTGTTTTCGCATACATACTTGTATGGGATTCAATAGAGAACTGATTGACGAAGAATTTGAAGCGTTGCTCAAGCAAGACACCTTTAGCGGTGATTTTGATTTTGGGTTTGCGGACGAAGTTGAGGTATCTGAAGTTTCTGGTGCAGCAAATGATGCGAAAGAACAGTTGGACAAACTTGAAAAGTTGATCCTACCAATTCTTTATAATCTAAAAAAGAATCCAGAGAAAGATTATATTGTGTGGGATGGTGCGAAAAGATCTGCTGCATGTGAAGCACAAATTCAAAGGATTCTCGAAATCACAAGGTTATGAAGGTAAGAAAGTTTTTAGTTGATATGTGGAATGGAAGAACGCAACAAGAATTAGAAAGTTATATCTCAGATGTATGGAACGGTCGCACCGGAGTAGGGGATGCGGTCAAGATAATGATCGACACCGCATCGAAAGGTAAGATCAAACAATGTGGAGGCTGCATAAAACGACAGCAATATTTGAATGAACTCTTCTCAAAATCAAAAAAGAATATCAATAGCCGGGATTGATTACTCGCTCAACGGACCTTGTGTTTGTGTATTTTGTGGGGACGATAAGTTCTCATACAAACAATGTTCTTTTTATTATTTGACAAATACAAAAAACGTAACTGGAGTTTTCAAGTATCGATTCCACGGTGAACTTTTCAACGAATTCAATCATGAGTGTCAACGATATGATTCGATCTCTGATTGGGCAGTTGATAAAGTTTTAGGTTGTAACTATGTTGGTCTAGAAGGATACGCATACGGAGCCTCGGGTCGTGCCATATTTCAGATTGCAGAGAACTGTGGACTTCTCAAATATAAACTATGGGAAGCCGGTATCACAGTCGATGTGATCGCACCTACAAAAATAAAAAAAGAAGCAACGGGAAAAGGCAACTCTGACAAGCGTAAAATGGTTGATGCTTTCCACCTAGACACGGGTGTAGATTTACAGAAACTTATAACGCCAAAACGGGCAACCATAGGGTCACCCGTTTCAGACATTGCTGATGCTTATTTTATTTGCAAGTCTGCTTACGAGGCTTACGCAAAAATTCAAACCAGATAAGATAACCCGAGACTACGAGGGCAATAGCCCATCCAAATATAGCCACGGGTCCGAAACTTTTTTTGAGGCATTTTCCTCCATACGCTGGTAGGTGTCAACTCCAAGAGCATCACC